AACTTTTCTGCGATTTCTAATTTTAAGAAGTAATCTCCATGCTTACACATTCCTCTAACCCATGACCATAGGTTAAACTCTATATTAAGTACATCGTAGAAGAGGTTATAAAGAACTCTTTGTAAGTTCTCATCTGAAGATTTAATTGCTAAAACTTCACCCATATCGTTTTTAAGTGTAGCTTCGTCTGCTAATATGTCTAATGCTGATGCTATGATAGGATCGGTGTCCATTGCTTCATAATCGGAATATAGCTGTACTCTTAATGTTTGGTAATTTAGTACGGGATTAAATATATTCTTATTATTGTGAATATGTAATCTTGAAAATCTATCGATCAGAGAGTTGGTTTCAAAGTTACCTGTTGTCTGTATCTGATTTATATCAGCTACCTTAAGCTCTCTTCCTCCGATGTTTCTAATAATTACATCAGAAGAGAAAAGTCTCTGTAGTCTTGGAAATAGTGATTTATCTGCCATTCAATGAATATTTTAATTCAGTATATATTATAAATAGCACCTTTATAATAACCAAGATATATCTTCTTGTTCACCAGTGCCGTTATCCATAAGATACGGATTATTTTGTTGTTCTCCAACTGTTTTCATGATTCCTTTGTTCTGAGCGTTTAGGTTCTGAAAAGATGATAGCTGTGCTCTAGCTAGGTCTAATCCCTGTTGTCTCATTCTTAATGCAGTATCTCTTACATATAGTGCAGTTGCACAAGAGATAAGCAAATCATCATTGTAGTTTGTCTGAGCTTGTGGTTTCCCGTTCTTCCATACGAAGACTCTCATTTCACCTATTAACCTTTTTGACTGTATAGTTACTCCTTTTTCACGTATATACTCAATCATCTTAGCAATAACAAGAGGTCTTGTTCTGACGGACATAGTAAAGCCGGGTACTAGTTTATCTCTTTCAAATTTACTCATATATGATTCTACTGTTTCCGTACTGGATGTAGAACTATAGTATAGGTTCTTATATTCACGTGCCATTATCTGTTCTATTGTAGCCCAGCCTATATTAGCATTTTCACATACTAATAGTGCATCGTTGTACTCTGATGCTATACCTACCAGTACGTTACCGAATTCCTTTGGTGATATCTTACCTTTATACTCTCCTACTTGAACTGCATTTTCTATATCAAACACATGGAATGCTGAATAATCAGCTGAGTCTCCTCTTGCGACATCTGCAACTACCATATAAGATTTAGTGAAGTCAACTCCTTCCCATATCCATAAGTTACCATCAACGCCTCTTCTTTCAAGAGGGTCTTTTAAGTACGTTTGTTCGTAAAATAACATATCATCTGGTTCGAATACAGTATCCCCAGAAGCTAAGAAATCACAATCACACTCTTGACCTGCCATACGTGGTCCTAGGTCTCTATCTTGTTGATCTCTCCATACTTGATTCCTCTCAGGGTGTACCGTCCAAGGTAGTCTTACAGGAAGAAATGAATTTTCTCCTGATTCAGCTTTATCCCAGGTCTGGTGAAACCAGTTACCAATACCGTTAGGAGTTGATAATGCCATACACTGTCCACCGGTTGCTAAGGTTTGTTGTGCAGCTGTAAACGTTTCTTCAATGTTATCAATAAAGGCTGCTTCATCGATAAGTAGTAGTGATACTGCCTCAGATCTTGCTGCATCGGCGTTAGAAGACTTAGCTGTGATTTTAGATCCATTTTTTAGTCTTAATGATAATTTGTTTTTCTCTACTGCCGGTAACCTTAACCATTTAGGTAGCTGATCGTACATAAACATTGTCTTAGATACTAGGTTACGTGCTGTTGCTTGTGTAGTTGCTAGTGCTAGAACGTTTTTATCTTTATGGAATAACATCAACCATAATGAGTACCCTGCAGCTAAAGTAGAGATACCTAACTGTCTAGATTTTAAAGTAATAAGAAATTGATTATCTCTAAAGAGATGTAGTACCTTACCTTGAAAAGGGTATAGGTTAAATAATATACGGCCTCTAGTAGGGTGCTGTATATAACAGTACTTCTTCATGAAGTATTCCGGATCCTTAGCACACTTGATATACTCCTGTGCTATGATCTTTTTTATGTCTTGTGCCATAACTTATTTATATTGCCTCACTCCATCTTTTTCTGATACAAGTGAGATACCTAGTGCTGTTGCCCAATCTGGATTAATATACCAGGGTGAGTCTACATTTTCTCTTTTTATAAAGAGGCTTCCACCTCTTGCTTCATTTGATCCTCTAACATGAATATAAAGGTCTTCTAGTACCGTTAAAGCATTTGTGTCAAATGGAACTAATCCACTTACTAAAGTTGTAATTTCAGAAGGTACTGCTCCTTTAAAGAAACAGTTAGGAGTTAATTCACTATCAGCTCCAAATTTTCTAGCTGCTGTATAAGCTTCTAATGCTTCATCTTGGTTAAGCTGTAATGGACCACGTCCTTCTACAGTGTATGTACTAGAAGAGGTGCTAATAAAGAAAGCTAAATTTTTTGTAGTAGTTCCTTTTTTTAATAAAGTATTAGCTACTATACCGTTATATATCTTTATTACTTCTTCTTTAATTTTACCTTTTTCAAATATCTGTAAAACTCTTTGAGGTCTTGTCCAATTTTCTACGAAAGTAGCATTACCTGCTTTTAAACTAATTCTTAACTTATTAGAATTAATAGGTTTAACTTCTTTATCTAATATAACAAGTAAATCAGTTTTAGGTTTTCCTGGAGTTCTTCCTCTTGCTTCACCTATATACTGAACTTCAACATCTTTTCCGTCATGTTTAAAGTTATAGTTTTCATCTGAGGCATTGTGGAATAAAAGAGCTACGTCTTTTTCTTGTGGATGCCCAGGAATAAAGGGATGTAATACTCCTGATTTATGTTTTTTAGCTTCTCCCGGTTCAAATGCGTCTACTCCTTTACCTGTAGGTTTATTAATAGATGTGATACTTAATAAGTATTCACTACCGTCGTACTTAACAGTAGCTAACTTGCTTACTCCTTTTTGAATTAAATCCGCTACCTTCTTAGATATAATATTAAACTCTGTTCCTTTTTTAATACTAACTGGTTCTTCTTCATCAGATGTGGGTATTAGTATAGTGTCCCTATCTGCAGTGTACATAAAGTTTTCGGAATCTTCTTTGTCTGTAACGTACTTTTCAAATGTTCCAGTAGTAGAGGGGTAGCCTGTAGCTTTACCTCCCATATTTGATTCACCTAATTTAAAGCCAAATATAGTTTCAAACAAAGACATATCGTCTTCATTATCGATATCAGGATATCCTTTTTCAGTCTTATACGACCATTCTAATATAATCTTATCTAGTAAGTTCATTTTATTTATGCTTCTGGATCTTCTGTTGGCTCTTCAAAGTCAACTGGTTCTCCTGTTAAGTCTGCTCCACCTCCATCATCTCCGTCACCGCCTAAATCAGCAGGTAAGTCTCCATCATCTCCTCCAGTTGCTCCTCCATCTTCTCCAGGAAAGTCTCCACCGCTTCCGGCGCTACTTCCAGAGTCAGTATCTACTTCTGCTGGTTCTTCTGTTGATTTAAATGGTCCTTCTTTGTAAAGAATAGATAGTTTATCTAATGCCTGTTGGTAGTCATTAATTTTATCTATGTAGTATCTTTTACCCATTATCTGAGCTTCAAATCCTGTTCCTGTCCACTTAAGTATGTAATCTTGTCCGTTAGCTAAGTTAACTCTGAAAGAAGTAGGTCTTGGTGATATCCAATCTATACTGTCAACAAATTCTTTAAAGTCTTCTGTTTGTAGTTTAATTAAAGTAGCTTTAAGTGTAGGAAATTTCTGTACCATTGTATCAGTAGCATCCTCTAAAACTGTATCTTTAGGTGCTTCTTCATCTCCCTCTTCTTCCGGAGTTGGTTCATCTGCTTCTTTTACTAAATCTATCTTATCAAAAACACCTTTTTTACCTTTTACAGTAAAGAAGTCTTGTTTATGACTATCCGTAAATTCAGATTCAACTTCATGCTCTTCTCCTTTTCCGTTCTTATCTTTAAGTTTAACTAAATCTCCTACTGCTTCTTCCATTGAACGTCTCATTCTCATTAGTTCATACTGGTCAGGTCTTTCTGATCTAAGGTAAGTTTGTAGTTTTCTAAAGTTTGTTTTAATTAATTCAAATAAGTCTCTAGCTTTTTTATCTTTTCTAATATCTTCATTACCCACAAGCTTCTTTATATCTTGAACGATATCTGAGAAGTTACTATACAGTCCCTCGAAAGAAGGAAGTGCAATTGGTCTGTGACCTACTTCCCCTGTAGTATCGTTTACGGATATAGTTTTAAAATAGGTAGACATAGTTGAAGATACGAAATCCTTATCTGGCCATTTAGAAATACCGTACCTGTCTTCAATACTTTTACGTACTGTTGCTGGAAGCTCTTCTAGGCCTAAGGTCTTTACTTCGTTTATATTTATACCTCTTCTAATCTTTGATAATTTTACCAATGATTTTGTATCAGCTTTAGGACTCATATTCTTAATCCTCTCAATACTCTTTTCTTTATCTTCTATACGTCCTTCTACCATCTTAAAATGACTTGGTAGATTCTTTATAAAAATTTCGATATCTTCTCTATTAAAAGCTTGCATTTGCTGATTCATTACGTTTAAGTAAACTCCTCTTCCTGCGCTTTCTTTTCCTGTGTAGGACCAATATCCTTTAGTGATAACTGTATCTTGGTATCTAATATTTTTATCTACTTCAAAGCTTGGATATTCTTCTTCTGACTCTCTTAGTGTATACATGTTATCCTCATCATCCCAATCTTCTTCATCGTCTTTAGAAACTTCATCATGTACATCTTGTACCATACTGTAGTCGTTCTGTCTACGTACTTCGTCCCAAGTCATATCAAATAACTTTCGAGATGCTATTTCATATTCATCATCAGTATCAATTTCTTTTCCGGATATTTCAGCGTATGCTTCTAATATAAGTTTCTCTAATTTATGCATATTATTTAGTTCTACAATGTTTAGCTCCTTTTAAGTAAGGTGTTTTACAGTTACCTTTAACATGGACTCTTCCACATTTACCGCAACAAGTTGCTTTACTCTCCTTTAAGATCTTACCGTCTTTAATTCTACTGTGTGCGATTCCATGTACATCTCCATTTCCAAAATCTACAGTAGCTTGAGTTAAAGAGTATTTAGTAACTTTTCCTCTTCTACCGTTTAGAGTTAATGTATCTCCTACTTTTACTTCATTAGTTAACTCTTTAGTTTTTGAGTATTTTACTTTAGAACCTTCTTCCATGTGTCTTTTTCCTAGTCCCTGTAATACTCTTAGATCTTGTACGTACTCATCTGTTTTGACTAATACCATACCTAAGTTAATGTCTTCACCCTCTGGGTCTTTAAATAA